GGAAGACTTGGAGGGCCCGCATGTCAGTCGCGATTGCAAAACGGATGGGCTATCTTGAGAGCCAGGCGCGAGCTGTTTACTTTGATAAGGTGATCGACTCGCGGCAAGTAACTGGCGTCGCAGAGTTTCAAGTGCTGAAGGAGGCGGTGGATGAGCGAGTGGATGGGCTGTTGCGGAAGGAGAGGGAGGAGGGGCGAGACCCCATGACCGCCCTTTCTAAGTTCGCGACTGTTGAGGAGTTGACTCGCATCCGATTGCGGCAGATACAGGCCGAGGAAGACAGACGAGAGTCTGAGGCCGCTGACGCAGCGCTCGAGGAAGAGCGTCGGGATGCAGAGTTGATGGCCGAGATTATGGCCCCACCCGCAAAGACGCCCGAACCGTCTCGGGTAGAGGGATCGCTGATGAGCGTCGAAGTTGAAGTGCCATGGATGTTGTCGCCAGTGTTGGCGGCACTCCCTGTCTTGCCGAAGTCGTACGCCGCAGCAGCAGGTTCGAAGGTCGAAGATAAGCCCCCCGTCGCGGTTTACGCGGACGAGAAGAGGAAGCCTCGACCCGGCCTGCGCGAGCGCCTGCGAGAGAAAGGCGTTCGCACCCAGAACCCCGGGACTCACGCGCGAAGGAAGGCAAAGCTGCGGCTGGCTCGCGCCCTCGAGGGGAGCCGACCTGAACCGCCCATGGCGATGATGGCACCTGTACACGAACCGACGATTGTCGAGATTCAGACTGTTCAGGTTGACGGCGTGGAAGTGGCCTCAGACGGTGAGTCTGAAGAAGAAGTGCTGCCTCCCCAGCCCGAGTCACATCAGAGCATGGGTCCAACGAGCCGAATCGGTGACATCGATGTCGGATCGCCCCCTCCTTTGGCATCGGGCCCGAGGAGTCGGATAGGCGACATCGATGTGGGGTTGCCACCTCCGATGGCACCGATCGTGCTCCCATGTACGGCGAGACCGCGCCGCCCCCCACCACCGCTACGGCGACCGTCGCGACCTGCGCCACCAATCTTGAGAGTGAAGCCAAGCGTTTGGCCTCAAACTGACTCGGTTGGCGTGCAGTACGCGTACGAAGTGGTGGAGAAGTGGTTGCTCGCGGCTTGGTGCATGTTTGTTTGGGTCTGGTCGATGTTCTTCTTGGGATGTGGCGCGGTCACATCTACATGGTGTTTCGGATCGGGCGTGGTCCTAGGCCACCGTGTTGCGTCCTGGTTCGTAAGGACCACTGGATTCGCTCGGTTTGCCAGATGGGTGACGGGAGTGCCAGTCGCCCCCGTAACACCCCCTCAGTATGTGGGCGATCAGGTGTTTACCGTCGCTACGCGTATGGGGGGGCACGGGGTGAGACGGCGTGCGGATTTGGAAGCCTATACGGCATCCATCCACAACACTGCTGTCAACACGCAAGGTCGAAACAACGACAAAGATCCCGCGGTGACTTACACCACGGGCGTGGAAGCGCATGTGTTCGCGGACACGCTCGAAGAGTTTGCTCGCATGACAGCCCTCAAAGTGACTCGTTGGAGCCGCTTTCGTAGGACGCTGAGACGGGTACTCATCGTAGGGGCGATATTCTTTGCTGTTTTTCCGTGTGTGTGGTTCGTCATGGGTGACGAAGCGGAAGGCCGCGAGCCAATCGTGAGGGGAACGGACGCAGCCGCGTATGTTGCGGAGGTGTTGACTCCCCTCGGATTGTGCTATCTGCTCTCGAGCTGTGAATGGAGACAGAATCGGACGGAAGTTGTGGAACTGAAATGCGCGCTGAACCAGAAGGGTTGGTTGATACCCGAGATGGTGGAGTTCGGCGGATTGCCCATGGGAGCTTTCCGACCGAATGGAACTTCGACGGTGACCACCTGCCTGGGTTTTGGGGATGAGAAGAAGCTAGGGAAACATTGCAAGGTAACCTGCGATAAAACCCCAGAATGTCTCAGCCCCGAATCGCGTGGTGCGGCGCTCGTTGGTTGGTCGACTGCGACGAGTTTCGTGTTGCGGAAATGTCTTTGCAACGCGCATAACTCGTTGTGTCACCGCCATGGAGCGACGCAACCCATAGCGACGCGCGATGTGAATGAAGTTTTCCCCGACTTTCGGGCCGCGATCCAGTCTAGTGTGGACAAGTACTGGCTACAGCCCATGATTGATTTTGCCGTGTGGATCCTGAAATGGCCGTTTGGAAAACAGCGGTCGATCCGGAGTTCCATGGAAAATGAAGTGGCGCTGCCGAAGAAGGTGAAAGCGATGGTGAAACGAGAGGTGAACCACAAGTTGCCGACGAAAGCAAGGATGATCCAGTTTTACTGGAACTTGGCGACGCAAGCACTGTTTGGTCCCCAGTTTTACGCGGCGCAGAAGACGCTATGCGATGTGTTTCGCAGGCAGCCGATGCGCGGCGGCATCGACATAACCTTCGCGAGTGGTATGAAGTCTGACGAGATTGGTGCTTGGATGGAAGGCGTGTTGGCAGACGG